TTAATAAATCTTTGCACCCAATATTGTGATGGTGTTCCTTTTGATAATTTATTTGAAAATGCAGAATAAGTAGATCTATCAACTTTAGTCATGGGACTATCTGATTGATCAGTTGTATTATAATTTTGTCTAAAACTTGCCTCCATAATATCTGAAAAACCATAAACTCCGTTAGTAGGCGCTGTTGTTGCGCTAGCACCATCGGATGTGTCTCGATAAAATATGTATTCTGCTTGACCCTCTACTAAATCTACATTTGTACTTCCTACTTCCCAATAATGTAAACCTCTATTTTCCCACTCTTGAAATAAAATATTTAATGATCTTCTAGCTGCTTTTAGTTGATAACCTGTAATACCTTGAACACCACATCTTTCATATGCATCTTCAATTACTTCATCAATTGTAAATGATGCTTCAAAGTTTGATGTGGTAGCGATAGACCCTGCTGCAAGTGTATAAGCAACATTACCCATCCCTGCGTGGTTGGTGCAATAATAATATAAAGTTGGAGCGTTAGTGGCTACTACGATTGTAGTATTTGCGCCACTAGTTCCAGCTGTTCCATTTTGAGTTACACCTGTTGTATAAGGTGCAGATGGTGAATTATTTGCGCTTGTTGAAAATGAAAAAAGATCACCTGAAACTGTAGAATCAGAAGTATCAAAGATATAAGTATTACCTTCAATTAAATTTAAGGCAGGGCTAACGCTACCGTTGATATAAAATTTATCACCGGTACCATATTGGTTAGTCCCTGTTGCTACAGTGACTGTGTAAGTAATTGTAGCCACAAGTTACTCCTATCCGTCGAAAAATATCGTTACGCTGTCGTATCCTGTACTGATATCTATGAAAGCTCCATCATCAAACAATACCCCATTATCTGGAATATATGGATCAACCATACCTGCTGCTGCAGG